TCTGCAGCACGCTATCAATGCGCAAGGCGCGCTCGTAGCGCAGCAGCGCCAGGCGGATGCGCAGGATCAGGATGCGGAGCGTTTTCATGCCAGACCCCACATGCGCAGCGTCACGCCCCAATAGATCGTGTAATAGGTCATCATGCACATGATCAATCCTCCGTCTCGCCGAGGCCCATGATGTAGCCGAGCAGCGCCGGGATCGCGATCATCGCCAATAAGGCGAACGGCAGCCACCACTCATAGGGGCCGGTGACTGTCGGCAACTTGCCGACGTCCTTTAGAGCCAGCGCAAACCAAAACGCCAGATACGCGCCCAACATAATCTTGATCATTGATGTCCTCGCTTATCGTTGTGGTCACTGCACCGGCACGCCGCCGGCTACTGCGGAATTCTTCTCGGCCTGGGCAAAGTGCGTCACCCTGGCACGCTCTACGATTCGCTTGCTCTCCACCTCGCGCCACAGTTCGGCGAAGGCCGGCAGCGGCATCTCGACCGTAAAGTCGAGGCTCGTCGTCGCCTCGGAGCCGGTCAGCGTCGAGATATGCACCACCGCACGCCAGTCCTTACGTGGCAGGCGGAAGAACAGCACCGGGATCTCTCCGGGCTTGGCCTGCTCGACGGTCTGCTCCCACCACGCGCGCATGGCCGGCTTGGCACAGTGCTTGACCTCGATGGCCCACCCATCCATGCCGGACAGGTCAGAGTCATCGGCGTGGTTGCGCACGCGCCGGCGAATGTCGATGCCGAGCAGCTCGCAGAGTTCGCCCGCAATCTGGCGCTCACCCCTTTGACCTTTCGCCCTGCTCGACTTGCCGCGCTGGCTTGCGGTGCGCTCAGTCATAGCTCGGGGCACACGCCGTAACGCAGCTCGACGGGAGGAAGGCTAGGCCCCTGCTTCTGCTTGGCCTCCTCTATCTCGATCAGCATCTCCAACGTGTGGATCGCCTTGCGCAGATCAGCGATGCCGCCCTTACTGCGGAAGCGCGTCACGTACTTGACGATCGTGTGCTGGCAGGCGTCCAGGCCGTTCGCCATGCTGTATTGCATCGGCTGGATGGCCAGCGTCTTGTAGTGGCTGCCGCCTTCCTGGCGCTCCATCGCGGACTTACGCGGGTCGGCGGCCTTTACCATCTGCTGCATGCTGGCAGCAAGCCTCGACCATTCATCGCGGCGGTCGACAACCTTCTGACGCCGCGCGACACCCTCGGCGGCAATCTGCTGAAGGTTTTTGAGGCGCGTGCACTGGCCGGCCTGCGCACAACTGATCATCGTGTCGCACCGCCCGCAGATCCCGAACCCATGAGTCTGTTGCATTTCACCCTCCTCGTCTGTCAATTATGGCTTGGTGAGCAAGCCTTTACGCATATTTAGCCGCGAACAAATCCATCTGCCGCGGGTCGATCTCACGCACCGGATCAACCGGCGCCTTCTTCACCTGATGCGGCTGCAGCGTGACCAAGTCTCTCGGCCCACCGTCCACGTACCGGCATGTCAGCCGGCTGAAGCAGTCCCGCTTGCTCGTCCCGGCCAGCAGCTTCTTTACCACCGCCCGGCGGCCCGACGGGGTTACTACCGTCTCGCCGGGACTGAAATCTTCCAGATCCGCGCAAAGCATTGGTGCACTCCGTCTGAGCCATCTATGCATATTATAGCCCAAGCAAACGGCGCGTGTCAGCAAGAAGATCATGTTCCGTGAAGCCGTAATGCTTCGGGAATCCCTTAGCGCCAAGGCCATGCACGCCCAGGTCGCCGGTATGGTGCGGCTCGCATAGCGGCATCGTGTCTTTGTCGTCCGCCCGTGCGGTACCCTGCCCTTCCTTCAGGTGATGCACCTGCACGCCGAACGTCTCGAAGCCCAGGCGCAGGCACACCACGCACGGCAGAGCAGCGACAGCGCCCATGTGATCGCGCGCGGCCTTGGGCTTGCGCTTCGGGCCCTTCTTCTTCCAGGCGCTGCGGGCCAGGCCGGCGCCCTGCTTCAGGCCGGCGGTGCGCGTCATCGGCGTGCGGCGCATCATGCCGCCCTCGTCCCGCGCGCCATTTCCTCGTAACCCCGCAGGGCCGGCTCGCTCCACCTCACATCGCGCTCTGCGCCGAAAGCCGACATCAGCTCCTGCAGGTCCGTCATCTGCTTGACTGTCATCTTGCTAGTGCTCTTACCAAGCACCACGAACCCGCCATCCAGGCCCGGCACGACGTCCTGCTTCGCCAGCGCGGCCGAGAAGACGTGCTTCCAGTCCTCCGGCGCCAGCTTGCGGCCGTACCACTCGACCTGTTTCGACACGTCGGCCAGCATGGCCCACAAGCGCGAATTCTGCTCTAGGCTGCGCGTGCGCGGCTGGATCGTCACGATGTGCCCCTCTGGCGCCGAGTCGATCGCGGCCTTCGCGCCGGCGCGGGCCTGGGCGTGCACCAGGCGGAAATGTTGCTTGTCGCTCATGCCTGCTTTTCCCAGTATTTTTGTTCGACCAGGCGCGTAGCCTTGTCCACCTCGCCCACCGTGCACAGCCGCAACTGCGCGCCCCACAGATCCAGCGCCAGGCGCACCGCCTTCAGCCCGTCGCCATCCAGCAGCAGCCGGCCGGTGTCGTGGTAACGCTTCTCGGCGCGCTTCATGCCGGCCTCGGCGTCAGCAATCGCCGGCAGCGCTTCCTCGCCGATGCCATGCTGCGCCAATGTCCACGCGTGATTTACGCCCCGCGCCACGCTGTTCCACTCGTGCGGCGTGGCCGTGCCCTTGCGCATCTCCTCCAGCGCCGTCATCACTGCCGTCTCCAGCGGCGCCGCGGACTCCTCAGTGATCGCGCTAGCCTTGACCTGTGCCATCGTCAGGCATACGAAAGCGCGCGCGGCACCGGTGATGCCGCGCGGCTTGTAGGCCTTGCGCGGCTTCTTGTTGCCGGCCACGTCAGGCCACCCGACCCAGCCAGCGGCCGAAGCGCGTCGTCACGTTGATCTCGCCCGCCAGCCCGCGCGGGTAGCAGCGCGCCCAGGCCAGCGCGTCGGCGTAGTCCCACGCACGATGCTCGTGGCCGTCAAACTCGCCGCCCTTCACGACGACGCGGTACGGCTTCAGGGCCTTGCGGATTGCCACCTTGGCGGCGCGGATCAGTGCTGGCATGTCTTGCTCCTTTGTTATGCATCTATGGCTTGAATTATAAGCGCGCGCGGCTTCGTGTCAAGCCATATTTGCATATCTACGCGCAAGCGAGTTTCGCCGCAGCCTTGCCGATGGCGGTGATCTGCCGGCGCACGATGCCGAGCTGCTTCCTGGCCGCCTTGCGCTGCTGGATCGCGGCGTGCGCGGCCTGGCAGTGCTCGCAATAGGACAGGTCGAGCGCGATCTCGGCCGGCGTGCGGTAGCGCTCCTCCGGCCATTCCTCCGCGCTGCAGACAGGCTTGTACGCCCGCGCGACATGTGTTTCGTCGTCCACCTTGGGGCAAGCCCCGAGCGCCAGCCCGATCTGGCCCGTCAGCTTGGTGATCTCCCACTTCAGCCGCGTATGCTCGGCGCAGGCGGTGAGTGCTTTCTGTGCGAGCGCGCTCATGATGCGTCCTCGATGTAGCAGTGGCGGGCATAATCCCAGGCCGATAGCGGAGAGTGCCCGCAATACATGGGGTTGGGGTGGCGTTTCATGTCGTCGCCGCAGCAGCACACATCCTTGTGCCACGCTTCATCCTGCATGCAGGCATCGAAGTACATGCCGGCGGCTTCTTTTTCGAGCGTCATGATTGGATCTCCTCATGCTGTTCGTTATGCACCGGCAGGCCGGGCAGCGGGCGAAGTTTGTGGTCGGCGCCAACGCCGTATTCGGTGATGCGCTTGACGCCATGGGTGGTATCAACTGTGAATGGCGACCCCAGCGAGCGAATGATCCAGCGGCCCGGGCCGCAGGGCCCATGCCCTTGCCCGTTCGGCAGGGTGAAGTCGATGCCAACCGGCGCGGCGGCGATCACCTCAACCAGCCACCCGTCATGCGTTACAGTGCCCACCACGATTGCGAGGTCGTTCGGCTTGCATCTCATGACCGCACCCCGACCCAGCAAGACACGGGCGCGGCATGGGCCGCCGGGTTGCTGCACGAGGCGAAGCCGATGCGGCGGATCAGGCCATTCGTCGCGGCCTTGCGGATCACGCCTCCCCAAGCCCTTGCGTGCGGTGCGACGGACAACCCCTGCTTCGTCGCATAGTCCCGCACCTGCTCCGCGCGGAACTCGTAGCCCTGCTTCGCGAACCACCGGACATAGTCGTATGCCTCGGCCGCCCATCCTGGGCTTGCGGTCTCTGCGCTTTCCGTCGCGCGCTGGATGCCGTCGTCGCGCAGTTCTGCGCCGGTCATTTGCATGTTTGGCTCCCTAAAAATGCATTTACGGTTACTTGCGGGCGAGCGGAAACCTGCGCAGCGATGTCGCGCTTCCTCTGCTCGGTGGCTCGGCGCTCCTCTGCCAGGCGCTGCGTTCGGATTCTCTCGGCCTTGTCCATCGGGCTTTCCAGCTTCGCCAGCGCGGCACGCAGCCGGGCCAGGTTCTCCCGCGCCTTGTCCGGTGGCGTCGGGTCGGCGGTGGCCGGTGGCGGCAACAGGCCGGCAATGTGCGCGGCCGGCAGGATGCCCGCGATCTCGGCGCGCCCTAGCTCGGCCTCGCGGCGCTGCCCGTCCCACCCGAGCGATGCCTGCCACTCCACCGAGCGATGCGCCGTGCGCGCGGCCTGCACGATGCGCTCATAGGCGCCCTTGAACGCCATGCGCGCGCCGACCTCGTCGCCCATGTCCAGCACCGGGCGGCAGACGGCGAAAGCCTGCGCGATCTCCGGCGTCCATACGACCGTGTCGGCCTCGTCCTGGCTGCGCAGTGCCAGCGCCCATGCTTCGTCGGGGCCCGGCCGGTTGTCTCGCCCGCCGGTGCCCTGCGCCTGCGCCAGCAAGTCGGCCGGTTTCGGGAAGTACTTCCCGCTTACCGGGTCTGACATGTGGCGCTGCACAGCGGCCTCTACGGCCTCGATCGGCAGCGCCTGCAGGGCACCGTAGTACAGCCGGAGTTGCGCCTTGCTGAAGTCCTTGCTGTAGGTCTCAGCGCAGGCCATGACGCACGAGGCGAAGCGCTGTTTGTCGTCTTCAGTCACTGCGCCCCCTTTGCCCTGGCAAGGGCGACGCGTGCAGCGTCGATGGCGTGCCAGAAGTCCAGTGTGTTGTAAAACCCGACGCCGCCGCTGTCGACGCTGTCAAGCAGGGCCTGAAGTGCACTCACCAATTCGCCGGGGAGGTTTTCGTGCTGCGCTGCGCGGGCGATAGCGCTTTCCTGAGCTTTAGTCATGACTGCTCTCCGGTGGCCTTGGCGATGGAGGCGCGGGCGAACTGCAAAGTCGCCTCGCTCAAATTGGCGTGATCGGAAACCATATCGCGCAGCGCTTCCAGCAGATCAGGAGCGGCGACAAGTAAAAGGGTGTCTTCCGGCATCGGGCTATTGATGCGAGCAACGACGCCCTGCTGGCAAACGAGGTTATTGCCCTCAATCCACCACTTCGGTTGTGCGCTCATCACTTGCCCTCCTGCAGCCATTCGTTCACCGCCAGCAGCGTGCGCTGACCAGCGGGCGACAGTTCGGTCGATGCTTCTGCTCGCATCGGCTTCTCACGGCGTACCCAGTTGCGCCAGGTTGCCTCCCAATCCGTCTTGCGACCCTTAGCGCCAGGGACTGCGATCCAGTAGTCGCGGAACTGCTCGGCAACGCGCAGAGCGTGCGAAGGGTTCCACGTTGCTTGCTCTCCAAGAGCCCATGCTTGCCAGTCTTCAGGAAGCTGCCAGTCCGCCGCCAAGCGCGAAGCGCGCCCTGACGGTTTCCCTTTTGGTTCCTTCTGATGGTTCATTGACGGTTCTATGTCCCGTTTTTGGTACTGCTTCGACGGAAAAACGGTACCGCTATCACGGAAATTTGGTACCGCTTCGTGGGAAATTTGGGACTGCTTCGCAGACTGAAGCGGTACCGTTTTTCCCTTGGACCGCACGATGCTCAACTGCTGTAGTTGGTCGTTCTTGCATAGCGGATCGCCGTCGATTTGTCGGAACATGCGCACCTCAGCAGCGAATGCCTCCTCTGCTGTCTCGAATTCTTCCAGCACCTCACGGAGCAGGACGGCGCCCTTCGCCTGCATGTCGCGCACCCAGCGCCCGCTACCTCGGTAGGAATCCTGCTCGGGGTCGCCGTTGAAAGAGCGCTTGCCGATGTAGTACTCGCCGGTGTCCGGGTGATAGGTGCGATAGACGAAGTGCGTATCGCAGGCGCCAGGCAGGCCCGAGAGGCGATACACAGGGATCGAGCCGGTATCACCCACGCGGCGGCCGGTGTCTTCCAGTAGGCCGACGTCAATCAACCGCAGCAGGTTCGACATGATCGTCTTGCGGTCCTGCGCGGTGTCGCGGCAGAGCGTGGTAATGCTGGGGTAGGCAATGCCGGATTCGTCGGCGTAGTTGGCGAGGCACACCAACAGGAACTTCTCGCTGGATCGGGCGACGTCGAGCTTCATCACCCAGGAGATTGCGTGGATGCTCATATCAGAAGCCCTCCACGGTATGGAAGTCCTCACCATTGCGGACCATGAAGCCCGCGCTTACCAACTCATCGGCGATCTTCTCAATTTCGCTGTCAACCTTCTCCAATCGCCAGCCGTTAGGTTGGCTGAGAACATATGCAAGAAAGCCTAGAGCAGGCCAGGACAGACCGGCGTCGAATACACGGTTGTCGATGAGGGTTACGGGGGGGGTGCGGCGGCGGATAGGCACTTTGAATTCCTCCGCGCTCGCGGAGAGGGAGCTTTGCAGCCCCGCATTAGTTCGGGGTGCGGCCATTGCTGGTGACGCAGCCCCTCCGCGAGCGCACTAATGTAAGCGTGAATCACCGGATCGCCCTGCAAGAAGCATCCCGGTGGCTTGGAGCACCGCACGTTGCGTGCGGCACCGAACACAGTTTAGCCGTTCACGCTTCGGCGTTCAAGCATTTATGCATTTCCGCAGGCACAATTGTCTCGGCCCTGGGCTTGCGGCGCTGCTCGTAGGGTTTCCGCTTCGCCTTCAGGTGCGTGAAAAGCGAATAGACATTGCTGTAACTGGGGTCTTTCGACCTGGTCGCATAGGCGATGTTGTAGACCGTGCCATAGGCCACGCCGGTAGCCTGGGCAACGGCTTTCCACTCGGTGGTGCGCATCGCTTGCAATTGTTCACGAACATAATTCAGTTGGTTTTCAGCCACTTGTTCACCTTTCTTAATTTGTCGCCTACAATTAGGCATACATGCATCATAACCGGTGCAAATACGCATACTAGACTTTTGACATCCTTGGGAGAGGACTATGAAAAACGCAGGGAAGATCTTCGCAGCAAACCTTGTCCGGCTGATGGCTGTACGGCCAGATCTGGACACCCAACTAAAGGTAGCCGACAAGAGTGGGGTAGCCCAATCTACAGTGGGCCGGATACTTCGCGGCACGGTGTCGCCGACACTGGAAAACGTCGAGGCAATCGCGCATGCATTTGGGAAGGCGCCAGGGGAGATGATCGGCTCCGGTTACAACTCTGCCGCCGAGATTGTGTACGACCGTGTACGCTATGCAAAGTTACCTAAAGAGGAGAAGCTAAGAGTCGAGTCCTATATCGAGCACGCCCTGCGGGAGCATGATGTGGCAGCCGCAAGGGGTGGTCGAGAATTCAACCAAACCACCCGGACGCCTCTAAAAACAAGTTCGAATCCCCAGGCGACGGGAAGCAACGTCTTCACAAAAAATGAACAAGCAACAACGGCAGTACGGGGAAGTAAGCCACGCAAAGCCAGCTAAAGTAATCAGCCTCGCCGAGTACCGTGGCAAGCAAGAGCCGGCGTCAGCCCCTGGGTCAGCAGGGGTCAGCGTCACCATTGAGAACGGGGAAGTCGTAACGACCGCGGCGCACGTCACGCCGGAGGACGTGCCGGCCATTGTCGCGGCGATGGCGCGGCTGGCATCTGACCTGATGCTGTTCCTCGATTCCGCAAAGACTGCATCGCTCTCGGTGGCGATAGTTGCGTCGCTCGTGTACGCAGATTCGGTGCTGTGGCCGGCCTACGCCCAGCCCGCGCCGATAGCCATTTCGCAGGCAGGTGGCGACACAAACAATATGCATAAATGGCTTGCATATGAGCCGGGTATGCACTACCATTCTTCACAGGCCGGGCAGCGCTGAGTAGGTAAGCGCACAAGAGACGCCGGGCGGCATGAGTCCGGCGATTATTTTGCCCGGTGAAATGCATATATGGCTTGCGGTTCAGCCGTCTTTGTATGGGTGATGTATGGATCAGCAGTGGTACGAGGAAGTCGGAAGACAACAAGAATTCGAGGAACAGAATGAGCACAGCAACCCTAATACTCGGCGAGTCGGGCGCCGGCAAGTCAACCAGCTTGCGGAACCTGGATCCAGCGCAGACGCTGCTGATTCAGGCCGTGCGTAAGCCACTGCCGTTCAAGGGCAAGGGTTGGGCGTACTTCAGCAAGGATGCCTGCCCCACCGGAAACGTCTTCGTTTCCGATCAGTACACCGCGATCCTGAAGATGATGGAGAAGACCCGCCGCAAGGTGGTCATCCTCGACGACGCGCAATACGTGCTCGCCAACGAGTTCATGCGCCGCAGCGACGAAACCGGCTTCTCCAAGTTCACGGAGATCGGCCGCCACGCATGGGAAATCTTCATGCTGGCGAACAACCTAGCCGACGATGTGCGCGTCTACATCCTGTCGCACACGGAAACGGGCGACGGCGGCCAGACCAAGATCAAGACGATTGGCCGCATGCTGGACGAAAAGATCACCATCGAGGGGCTTTTCTCGATCGTCCTGCGAGCTCGCGTCATTGATGGCGAGCACTTTTTCCAGACCCGAAACAGCGGGTCGGATACGGTCAAGAGCCCGATGGGCCTGTTCGATGCAGACCGCATCAACAACGACCTGGCGTTAGTCGACAACGCCATCTGCGATTACTACGAAATTAACCAACCTGCTTAACCCAAAGGAGCAATGAGCATGCGTTCTTACGACCTGAACCCGGAACAAGCCAAGCAGGCTGAGTCGGCCCGTATCGTCGAGACTGGCAAATATGTGGGCGTCTTTACCGCGGCCTACGGCGCCGAGTCGCAGAAGGGGACCGAGGGAATCGAATTTGCCTTCAAGACGGATGACGGCCGGACTGCCGACTTCCTCACGCTGTGGACCTACAACACGGACGGCAAGGAACTGTTCGGCCTGAAGGTGCTGAATGCCGTTATGACCTGCCTGCGCGCCAAGAAGATCACCCCGCAGAATGGCGTCGTCGAAAAGTGGGAGAACGGCCAGCGCGTGCCGGTGCAGGTGCAGGTGTTCAACGACCTCACGAACAAGCGTGTCGGCCTGCTGCTGCAGCGCGAGGAATACCGCAAGCAGGACGGCAGCACTGGCAGCAAATTCAACATCGTCGGCGCGTTCGATGCGGAAAGCGAGATGACGGCAAGCGAGATCCTGACCAAGGCGACGCGCCCCGAGAAGCTGGCCGGCATGGTGGCCGCACTGCGCGACAAGCTGCTGCCGGCCGGCGCCGGTGGCTCTGCCGGTGGTTCGCGCAGCCAGGGCGGCGGCTACGGCAGCGCGCCATCGAATGGCTTCGAGGACATGGATGACGACATCCCGTTCTAGAGATGAGCGCAAACCGACACCCCAATGCGAACCAGTATTCGGCGCGGCTGCGCGCCGCTACTGACGCCGCGGTCCTCGCCGAGCTTGCGCGCCTGGACTACGGCCGGCACGAGCTGGCGCGGGCCCTGAAGATGAGCCCCAACACCGTTCGCAACTCGCTCGCCCGGCTGCGCACCGAGGGAAAGATTCGCATTGCCGACTACGAGCGCACCGCGCGCGGCTGGCATCGGATCTACGGGATCGGCAGCGAGCCCGACGCGAAGGAGCCCAAGCCGCAGACGCGGGCGCAGCTCTACCGCAACTATGCAACGAAGCACCTTGGCCGGATCCGCGCCAAGCGCAGCACCAAAGCACCGATGCAGATTTTCTACAACCAATTGATCGCGAGGACAGCATGAACATCGTCAAGGATATTGAAACTTTGCCCTGCCTGGACCCGGCATTCATCGCCGAGCTACGCGCCAGTGCCACCGCAGAGATGCAGGCCGAGATCGACGCCATCAAGCACCCCGGCAACTACAAGGATCAGGCCAAGATCGACGAGTGGTATCAGACCGAGGGCGCCAAGAAGGAAATCGCCATCCGGACCGGCTTCGACGCCAAGGTCGACGAGGAGCACCGCAAGACCAGCTTTGACGGCGCGCTGGGCCATATCTGCGTGATCGGCGCGGCCATCGACGACGAGGCCCCGATCGCCTTCTACTCGACCGACACGAGCGCCGACCTGGCCGAGGCCGACGTGCTGCGCGAGTACTTCGCTTGGCTGTCGGATAACTACAGCCCGTCCGTCAACCGCAAGCCGCGATTTATCGGCCACAACATCACTGGATTCGACCTGCGTTTCCTGTTCCAGCGCGCGGTAATCCTGGGCGTCAAGCCGCCGGCATTCATCCCATTCCAGGCCAAGCCCTGGGACGACAGCGTTTTCGACACGATGCTGGCCTTCGCCGGCTTCGGGAATCGCATCAAGCTCGACAAGCTGTGCAAGGCGCTCGGCCTCGAAGGGAAGCAGGGCATCTCCGGTGCAGACGTGTACCCGATGTACCTGGCCGGCGAGATCGAGGCTATCGCATCGTACTGCCGCGACATTGATGTTGTGCAGACGCGACAAGTTTACAAGCGCCTGCAGTTCCTGCCGATCCCCACCAACGAGGGGATTGATCTTCCCTTTTAATATGCACGGATGGCTTGAAGTAAAGCCATTTTCGGCGTAATATTTTTGAAAGGCGGCACCCCTCGCCGCCTCATGTAAGCGGGTCGTATAGGCCTCTCCCACCGAATGCAATCTTCCCTGCGCGCGGCCTGCTTACCTGAGTTGCACCACCCTACCCTATCGACTCGCTCTGAGGATTTCATCGCCATGACAAGCCAACACGACGCCACGCTGCCGGCATGGGTGAAAGAAGCCCCCCACCTGCAGGCCCTGAACTGCCCGCACACGATCACGCACGACGAGATCACGCTGCGCTATGACCCGGACCAGCCCGGCGCTAATGCGCTGGCGCAGTTGGCCGATCGCCTCTCCGCGTCGATGGATCAGTCGCCGTACGCCATTGTCGAGCAGGCATGGCAAGAAGCTTGGCAGATGGCATACAACGATGGCCTTGGCGCCGGGCACCCCTTGGGCCGCAGCTACCTGGACTGCGACAAGGAATGGCTCGACAGCGATGCATACAAGGCCGTGACCGCCGCCCTCCGCGCCGTTCCCCCGGCACCCGCCGATTGGGACAAGTCGTGCCCCGCATGCGAAGGCGCTGGAACAATCAGCACTGGGATCGCCGAAGCATCCGAGACACTGTGCGAAAAATGCGATGGAATTGGCGTCGCTCCCCCGGCACCTGTCAGCCGGGCGGAACTGACTCTACACGATGCGGATCTATCAGACCTCATACGCCAGCGTATTCACGGATTGTCCGTGTATCAGCAGGCAGATGTCCGCAATCTGATTCGAGAATTGCTCGCCCAGTCCGCTCCCCTCAACGAGGGTGGCATCGAGCCGGTGGCGTGTGAGCGATGCGGTGGATCTGGATTTGTCGATGATGGCGAAATCACTGGTTCTGGCGGCGTCGATTTTGAGAACGGTCCCGTGAAGTGCGTCAAGGATTGTCCAGACTGCGCCGCCCCGCAGCCGGTGGCGATCAATGAGGGTGGCATGTTGGTGCGGGTGCGTAAAGAGAAATTTGAGGCCCTCATGGACGCACTGGATCGTGCTGAGGGCAAGGGCTATCTGCCTGACGCTATCGCACAAGAATGGCAGGAATTTGATTACGTTAGCGCCCCGCAACCAAGTAAGGGTGACGTAATAGGATCGAGCACATTCAAGCAGTTCTGCCATGACCGGCAAGTGAAAGTATCTTTCCGTCCTTATCTTGCGGATGCATGGATCACAGCTCAGTCCTCATTGCGAAATGCTCTTACAGAGGCTGGAATACTCGTTCTTGAACGCGATGATGGGGGTTGGGACATAGCCACCCCGCAGCCGAGCGCCCTGCCCGATCGCGACGCCAGCAAGCCGGCAGAGCAGCAAGGCCTGTTCCGCAAGTTCGACGTGCGCCGCGTAGATGGCAGCGACCAGCCCGGCGGAAAGCACCACGGGTGCGAATACTTCGTGATTGACGTTGACCACGATGCGCATGCAGGCGCTGCGCTGATGGCTTATGCCGCAGCATGCGAGGCGACGCACCCCGATCTTGCGCGCGACCTCCGCGCGAAATGGTGCGCCCCTCTGCAACCGAGCGCTAAGGTGCTGACGGATGAGCAGCGAGAGGCAATCGACTTCTGTGCTGGATTCATCCCGGTACCCCGATATGTGGAAATACTTCGCGCCCTCCTGGCCGACCATTCCCGTGACGTGACGAAATTGGCCGCAGAGCAGCCCAGCGAGAAGGCGCTGACGGAGGCGCAGATTACAGCCGCGCTAGTGGCGTTCGACAACGTGGATGTCGAGAACAAGATCATGCGTGAGAACATGCGCCGCGCCCTCCTGGCCGCAGAGCAGCCAAAGTGCCAAACCTGCAACGGCCACGGCATGATCGGCGGCCCCAGCTATTACCAGCCGGACGAGGGCGGGGAACGGTGCCCAGATTGCGCAGAGCAGCCCAGCGAGGACAAGCGATGAAACCAATTCCCGGCTATTCGAGCCAAGGGTGGCATCCACTGGAACAAGCACGAGCTGGCCAAGAAGTACGGTGTCAAACCGAACACGGTCCAGAAGATAGCATACGGCCACAGGTGGAAGCACTTCGACGCCGCAATCGCCAAAGGAGCCAGCCATGAGTAGCGCAGAGCGGCTGGGGCCGTGCCCATGGTGCGGAGAGGTGCCGAACGAGGATAGCTATGCCCTGCGGGATGGCGGCTACAAGTACGGCGGGGTCGTCTGCGGCTGCGGCGTGCAAGGACCAGATGTGCGCACCGATTACCGCGAGTGGCCCGCATGGAAGCCCGCAGCCATCGCCGCATGGAACGAGCGCCGAGCGCCCGCAGAGGCAGGGGCGCCGAGCGGGTGGCAGCCTATCGAGACGGCACCGCGCGACGGAAGACCACTGCTGCTGTTTGCGCGCAGTCTCCGCGCTCAGTCGCCTATCCGCCTCGTTGGCTGGTGGATCTATGGGCGCGGCTGGATCGAGGCAGCATTCGCGCCGAACCATCCGACTGGCGTCGAGCCAACTCACTGGATGCCGCTGCCTGAATTTCCAAAGGACTGACTATGGCGAACAAAGCAAACACCCGCCGGACACTGGTCACCACCGCCGACATCGTCGCCAAGATGGCCCGCGGCACGTCCTACTCGATGATGGAACTCCGCGCCCTGGTGCGCTGCACCGACGACCGCCTGCGCGCGCTGATGGCCGAGCTTCTGGCGGCCGGCGTGGTGGCGAAACGGCGCGATGGGCACGGCCAGGTGTGGACGCTGACGGCAGCGGTGGCCGAGCGACAGGCGGTCAGGGGATGGCGCGAGCTAGGTGACCTGACGGACTACGATACGGCTCTGCGGGCACATGGCAATCTGGCTATGTTGTCGCGTCGCTAACCGCCCCTCTATCTACCCGTCTGTTCATTCATCCTGATAGCCGTATGTATATACGTATATATGGCTACTTTACCACTCATCCAAAAGGACGCATTGCCACCTAGAAAGTTATGCGGTAGTCTATGCATAACTACATGGAGGCGGGTATGGGCATAGTCGTGGTGGTAGGCGCCTATAAGGGCGGCGTGGCGAAAAGCATGACGGCTGTGAATCTGGCTGCAATGCTGGCTGTCAATGGGCGCGAAGTGATGCTCGTCGATACGGACAGGCAGGAGAGCGCCTACGGGTGGGCACAGGTGCGTGAGCGTAATTCCAGCCTCCCACCTGTGCATGCTACCAAGCGCACCGGCAGCATCTGGTCCGGGTTGATGGCCGACCGCGCAAAGTGGGATGTAGTCCTCGTGGATGCTGGTGGCCAGGATAGCCCGGAGTTGCGCCAGGCGATCGCCGCGTGCGACGTGCTGCTGGTCCCGGTGAAGCCAGCCATCTTCGACACCTGGGCTATGGCGCGCGTGGCCGAGGCCATCAAGTCGACGCGCAACGAGGGACGCCAGTTTCGTGCCGTGAGCGTGATCGCCGCGGCAGACACCCGGACCAAGGAGGCGCGCGAGCTGCAGCCGATCCTGACCGCCGAGTATGGCGACGTGATGCCGCCGCTTGACGTCGTGCTGTACGAGCGCGTGGCGTACCGTATGGCGCTGCGGGAAGGGAAGGGCATAGCCGACGGCACCGACGATGCCAAGGCCCTCGACGAGCTTACCCAGGTCTACCGGAGCGTGTTCCATGACTAAGCGCCCACCCCTGACCGTATCCCCGACACCGCCGACCGCCGAGGATTTCCCTATGCCTGACAGCGTGAAGCGCCTAGCCGCCCTGGCGCCTCATGGCGAGGCCGTAGTCGGCCTGCCCGAGGAGCCGGCGCCGAAGCCGGCACAGGCCCAACCAGAGCCGCCAGCGCAGTCGGAGGAGGGCGCAGACGAGCCCTTGCAGGAGATGGTCGGCTTCGATGCGCTGCGGGCGATGATCCCCAGGAAAGAGCCCGTCAAGCTCATGAGCGTGAAAATGCCCCTATCGCTTTACGAGCGCATGAACCTCATTTCCCGCATCACTGACGCGACCATGACGGATATGATCGTCGCCGGCGCCACAAAGGAAGTAGCGAAGCTGGAGGCCAAGCTGCAGGCGGGAATGAAGAAAGCAGGGGGCTAGCATGGCGGCAAGCGAAAGCGACCAGGGCGAGCTTTTCCACGCCGAGACACACTGGTTCCACGTGTTCAAGGCCATGATCGAGAATGGCGACGCCGGAGAGATGGGGCCATATGCGTTTATGGTCTATTGCGTGATCAAGGCGCACACGAACTACACCACTGGAGACAGCTACCCGGGCCACGAGGCGATCGCGCAATGCTGCAAGATCAGCGAGCGAGAGGTGATCCGTGCGTTACAGAAGCTGTCCACGATGGGGTATATCACCACCGAGAAGCGGGGGCGCAAGAACCACTACACCCTGCGCGAGAAGATCCTGGTGAACGACGACGCCGGGGTGCCCGCTGCAATGGCTAGCTGGGACTATGTGCCCAGCGGCGTGCAGCATGCGGTAGCAGATCTGAAGCGGGTCTTGATGGAGGGGGACTTGGCCGGCGCCAAGATCGTCAACATCGAGCGGCTTACCGTCAACGTGAACATGAACATCCATGCAGGAACGGGGGATCAGTTCAACATTAGTGACATCAGCGATCCATCCCTGCGCGCTGCCGTCGAGAACCTACTGCACAACCGGAAAGGGTGACTACGTGTCACCTATGGCCCTGTGGATAACCAATAGGTGACTCACTGACACGTGTCAGGCTGTCACCTATTTACTGGTCAATAGGTGTCCACGTGTCACCTTTTACCTGGGGATAGGTGACCATGTGTCACCCTAAAAAGAAAGAAGTTAACTACTTAAAAAGAACGTCCAGGCTGCAGTCTCTGCTGTGGATAAGTCAAAAGACGCACAATCGGTATTATGGTAAATCTGCATACGTGGAGGATGCCGGGCTTCCACCGGCGCCACGCTGGCCAGAACAGCACCATGCGCTTGGCATGCATCCTACGCTCGCGCGCTGCACGCCATCGGTTCGCGGGTCCATCCCAACCCGGGCCCGCGCCAGGCATGACATCTCGCCCACATTTCCGCCTGGGCGACCCGGTGAGACTCCGGGAATGATCGGCGGCTTACTCGGTACTGCGCAATCCTTCGTAGAACTCCTGCCAGCCGATCACCTGCTCGCGCCAACGGCGGCACTCGGCATAGTTGCCGGCGACGGTAGCGGCTGCGGCAGAGGCGACAACTGGCGAGGCTTGGCCGTCAGACTCGGCGGCGGCAGCGGGAGGCTCACCCGCGGCGGCGGCGTCGAGCACGCGCACAAAGCCGCGAGGCAGAGGAAAGCGGCGATCAGTCTCGGCTGACACATAAACAGGCACCTCCTTGACGATCGTCTCGCCCTTCTCGCGGACGACCTGAATCCGATCCCGGTACTGGATCTCGACCTTCGCTGCCACCCGCTCGCGCGCCTGCTGGATCTCGACCGCCTGGCCGGCCTGCTGCGCCAGGTAGGCGGCGTGCTTGGCACCCTCGATGCGCATGCCGTCGAGCCGGCCGAAGCCGTACAGCGCCACCGCCAGCGCGGCGAGCGCGGCCCACTTGGCCCAAGGCGGCAGGACGAGGCTCATCAGGTGTTGGTGATGACGGCGATCTTCTGGCCGGGCACCACGCCGAACACTTCCGGCACGTTGGCAGCGAGGCGCATCTTGGTCGCAGTGGCGGTCGGGTTGGCGCCGAAGGCAACCGAGCACGGAGCGTCGGCCATCAGCCGGACAAAGCGCGTGCTAGCACCGAGCGCGGCAGATTGCACGCTACCGGCGCCAATTGCGACGGTTTGCTCGGCTGGCGCCGGCTGCATGTAGGCCGCGGCGACATGGCCGTTCACGCCCTGGGCGCGGCCATCGAATTCGGTAATGTAAAGCGTTGCCATCCTGTTTCCTTTAGGTCTTCAATGCCTTCATGGCAGATTCGAGCAGGGCCTGTCGGTCGGCCATGCCATTCGTGCCGCCGTTGATGCGGCGCGTGATCCAGTTGAAATCGCCCTTGTCGGCGAGTTCGTTCAGCCCCTTCTGCCACCAGAACCAGGCGGCCGACATCGCGGCGTGCTCCGGCCGTTCCAGCAACTCGGGGCGCGCGATCAGGTCCAGTTCCAGCGCAAAGCCGCACGCGACATAGTTCGCGCGGCCGGTGACCTGGATGAGGCCGCGGCCACGGAATCGGACGCCGTCACCCGGCTCCACGTTGCCGAGGTCCTTCCGGCCCTCGTATGCCTTGCCGCTGGCGATCTCGCGCACGTACACCAGGCGGCCGGACTCGTGGCCGACCTGGGCGAGGAACATGGCCTGCCGCACGTGCGAGTTGATGCTGTAGCGCTCCATCGCCGCGACGAGCGGAGCGACCCACGTTTCAGCGCGGGCGCGCGGGCACTGCACGGCGAGGGATAGCTGTAATGCGTCCATGCCTGAGAGAATATGCGCGCATGGTTCTGGTTGGGGACTTTTGTCCTTGCCCCTATGAGAGTCGTTGTATACACTTGCTTAAAATGCATACGGGAGGGGTCCCGCCATGAAACGACTTATCGCAGCGGCAGCGTTAGCCGCAATCACATCCCTGTGCGCCGCCGGCCCGGCCGCAGATATGGCGTTCTCGCAAGAGTCCGACCGCCTCAATGCGCAATTGGATGCGGGCAAGATGACGCCGCTCGAATTCGCGAGGGGGCAGGCGGCGCTCGCTAAGACGCTACTCTCGGACGATCAGCGGATCGTTCAGATTTACGAGTACAAGGTGGAGCTCGCGAGCCAGCTAGAGCGAGGCGAGATAACCCGGGAGCAGATGCTCTCGAATCTAGCCGCCCGCGCTGACGCCTACTATCCGCAGCAGGCGCAGCCGGTTGCCCAGCCTGCCCCGCAGCCGAACCTTGCCGGAGCGATGGCGCTGCGCGTGTTCGCTGACAGCTTCAACCGTTCGCGCCAGCCGGTGCCGCGCAACTGCCAGACCATCGCCCTCGGCGGCACGTACACGACTACTTGCCAGTAGGCCCAGCAAGGATGCGCCGCATCACCTTCATGCGGCGCGCCTCGACCTCGTCCAGCAGCTCGCGCTGTTCGACGTCCGGCACCTTGTCCGTCTCGATGCGCTTGCGGGCCTTGTTCAGGTTCAACAGCGCCTTCTCGGCCGCGTCGAATTCGCCCATGCGCTTCTTGCCGGCGGCCAGATCGCCGTCGCCGAGTTCGGTCAGCACCTTTTCCATGCCTTCGCGGTTGCCGTCCTTGGCGTACTTCTTGGCCTGGCCGACCGTCTGCTTCAGCTTCTTGGTTTCCTCGAAGAATGCCCGCTCCTGCGCACGCTCCTCCGGCGCCTCGCCATAGAAGCGGGACAGCGCCGGCACCTGTGAGGCTTCGATCTTCTTGCCCTGGGCCGAGTCGAGCGCCGTCGTCACGGCCTTATCCGCGGTCTGCGTGATGCCTGGTAGCAGGTAGCTATTGACCAGCAGGCGCAGCACCTCGGGCGGCACGTCGACAGCGCCAGGCTTGACCGAGTCGCCGCCGGTGATGTCATTGAGCAGCTTCGATGCCGCTTTCCACTGGTCGCCGGTGGAGCGGAATGCGCGATCGTAGGCCGGACCCACATAGCCGCGCTCGTCGGCTTCACGGTAGACCGGGCCGCCGGTGAATGATTTGTTCTCGGCCGCCTGGGCGACAGGCTTTACCACGGACGGCAGCAGGAACTGCGCAAACGAGCCCGGGGCTCCCATCGGGTTGAAGGCGTCGAGCGTGACCCGGGCCATGCTGGCGCCCTTCTCGACAACGCTACCGCCCTTCTTGAAAATCATCTCCGACATGATGCGGCCAGCGTTGACCATGACGTGCGGGCCAATCGGCAGCGGCACCTTCACGTACTTGCCCGACGGCGTCATGAAGATCCAGTTGCGTTCCTTCTCGAAGTCGGGGATCTCGTCGTACTTCTTCTTGCGCGTCTCGTCGTCATCGCCGCCAATGGCGCGGTTCAGCGCATCCATGACGAAGCCCATCGCCACCAGGCCGCCAGCCACCACCTGGGCGCGGCGGTTCTTCGCCAGCGCGCCAAGGAAGCGGGCATTGCCCTGCAGGTTGGCATTGAAGAACATGTACAGCGAATTGGCGAAAGCCGTCTGCGAGCCCTTGCGGTTGAAGTTCACCGTGATGTTCTTCGCTAGGCTGGCAGCCTGACGGTTGGTTAGGCCGGCGTCGCGCGCGGTCTGGTAGACGGCCAGGCGCACGCCGTTCTCGACGATGTTGTTATAGTCGTCGATGGCCTCCACCAGCGAGCGCGCCAGGCGCCGCGGGTCGGCGATGCCCTGCTTCATCTGCTCGACCTGCTTTTCGAGGTCTTGCATGCGCTCGGCCGGGTTCTCGAAGGCCTTGACGTACCCGGTCTCGGAGCCGTCTTCCTTGAACTGGCGGGCATACTCTGCCCACTGGCCGGTGCCGTCGCCGCGCGTCATCTTCCAGTAGCCGGCCATGCCCTTCGGGATGCTGGCGAGTACCTTCGCCTCCTTGCCGGCAAGCGGGGTGTTCTGCAGGTTGAAGGCGGCGCCCTGCACGTCGCGCGCAAAGTTCGTGATCCAGAACAGCGGGTTCCGCGCGGTGATCCACTGCGACAGGTAGCGTGTGGCCTTGCCGATCGTCTCGACGGCCCACGGCAACTGTGCAGCGTCCAGGCTCTGCATTGCCTCGGCGATGCGCATGGCACGCTCGTTCTTCTCGTTGAAGACGATGAAATGCTCTTTGCCATTCTCCTTCACCGTGAGGACGTTGTCCTTGCTCTTGAATAGCGGGTCGTCAGCCCACTCGACAAGGCCGGTGTCCGGGTTGACGCGCTTCTTCTTGGGCGGCTCGTCCACCTTCCAGAACGTGTCATTCGGGAATTCGCGCGCCAGGTCCAGCAGCGAGCGGCCGACCTTGGCCTTCTCGGCGCGGGTGATCGTGCTCTGCGCCTGGGCGATCACGTTGGCGATAATGTCCTGCGCCTCAGCGGTCTGCCCGAGCGCGCGCTGCGATTCCGGCCCGCGCACGTTGAAGCCGCCCACCTTGCGCCGGCCGTGGCTCGGCATGTCCTGCATGAGTGGGACGTAATTCTTGTAGACCGCCTCCCAAGCGTCGACCACCTCGCGCGTTTCCAGGCCCGACGACACGATGCGCCGGCGCGATTCCTTGGTGATGGCGTCGACCATCGCCGCAATCTTCTCGTAGGCCTCGGCCTTGCCCGCCTGCCGTGCCGCGGCCAGGATGCCGGCCGCCTCGGAATTGCTCATGCCGGACAGGGCCTGATTATCCTTGCGGTTCGGGTTGATCTTGGCGAGCTGTGCATTGCGCTCCGGCGCGTGGCGGGCGTACAGGTAGCGGTTCACATCGGCCAGCGACAGGCCGGACTCATGCACAGCTTTGAGCAACGGCGTCACGCGGCGGTCGATCAGGTTGTCGACCTGGGCCGACACGCGACCGTGGTAAAGCTCCTCGTTCAGATAGGCGTCCGAGCGCTCCCGGATCGTGTTGCCGGCCGAGCGAATCGCCTCCTGCACGCGCTTCAGGTCTATCTTGTTATCCTGCATGGCGCGGGCGATGTTGTCCCAAATGCCGGGCTCGGGCACCTCGAAAGACTGGCGCGGGCCGAAATTCAAATCGTCCTGGCTGTAGTCGACATTGTCGCGCGCGGACAGCCGCGTACCCGATTCTGCGCTGGCCTTCTGCTCGGCGCTCTTGTCGCGCAGGTAGGTCTGCGCATCGCGAAGCAGCGCGGCGATCTCGGCGTCGGTGACGTCGGCCTTCGTGAATCCGATCTTGCGCAGGAACTGGCGAATCGCATCCATCACCCGGCGCACGATGCTGTTCTGCGCGTTGCGCTCGGCCATGACGGCGATGATCTCGCGCGCACGGCTCTCCGGCGACAGGCCGGGCTGCGTGCGGTCCACATGTGCGGCGGCGTCGGCGATGGCCTTGTTCCCGTCGCGCTCGGCGGCGATCACGCGCTGCGCAAGGCGGCCCATCTCCGTGGCGCCGACCATGTTCTCTAGGCCGTAGTGGCCGATCAGCTCGTGCCGCGCCACCTCGACGGCGCGCTGCGTGGAAGACAGGTTCTCGGCGATCAAGCCGACCTTGTTCGTCTCACTGTTCCAGAAGCCTTCAATGTCCTTGGCGCCGTCGCGCGAGGCCTGCGCCCGCACATTCTCCGGGGCGTCGGCCAGGGTGGCGTACACCTCGACGTCGTGCCCATAGGTGTCCTTTGCGATGGCGGCGCGCGCCTCGTCGGCGGTGATGCCGGCGCCAGTGCCGCGGGACAATGCCGGCGCATCCTGGCCGGGATGATAAAACTCCTCGTCGATGCCCTTTACCTTCGCTGTGCCCTTGTTCTGCACGAACCCGAGGCGGCTGTAAAAGTCACGAAGCCGCTTTTGGTGTGCCTTTCCGAGCCCTGCCTCAGTCGTCAGCGCGGGGATCAGCCCCTTCTCGTGTGCGGCAGCGATGATCGCCTTCAGTGCGGCGGTCCCTTCGCCCTGCCCCTTGCGGGCGCCCTGGATGTCATCAATGACAAGGCGGTTGCCATCGATACGCAGCTTCAGGTCGGCGATCCGCTGGCCGTCCTTGCGCAACGCGCGGGTTGCTCCGTCGTACTCGTACCCACCGAACGAGCGGAATTGTTCGGCGGCAAGGCGCTTGCCTTCGTCGAATCCCGTTGTTCCAGAGGCGGTTACGGTTTGAGTGCCCATCTTGGAGAATAGCGCTTCCTGCCCGCGGGCGGCGGCCTGGTCGGCTTCGCGGTCGCTGCCGGTCAGCACGAAGTCGTCGCGCTGCGCATCGGCCGCGGCCTTGCGGTCGGCTTCCTTCTGCTGGCTGGCCTGCTCCGCGCGCTGTGCGCCCTCGCGCGCGACGCGGGCCTTGCCCTCCGCTAGGCTTTCGGAGCCGAGGGCAAAGTCAGGGGCGCGCTCTCCTGCTGCACCCGTTGCCGGCGCTTCTGGATGAGCTTCTGCGCTGCTTCGATCACGTCCTTGCGCATCGGCTGCGGCAGTTTGCCCAAGGCTTGCTGGATCTGCTGCTGCCTGTTCGGCGGCAGGGGTGGCGCCTGCTTGGTCGGCGGTGGGTTCTTGGACATGGTTAGCCTCGATGCTATGTAGGAATGCGTCGACTGCGGCATCCTCGGACGGGTCGCCCAGGATGACGTCGAGCGCGTCCATCTGTTCGTTGCTGAAGTCGGCAGCGCCGGCCTCCTCTAGATCCTTCTGGCTGAGATAGTCCTCGTACTCGGCCGCCTGGCGCTCGCGCTGCGCCTGCTCCCATCCCTGCGGAGTATAGTGCTTTTCGCCGCGCAGCTCGGAGTCGAAAAGCTCCTCTAGCTCGCGCGTGTCGTGCTTGCCGTGCTCGTCGCGCGACAGGTAGCCATA